TACGTATCCTTACGTCATCGGGACATATGGCCCACGCCACTTACGCGGCTTCTTCTCCTCCAATCATTTTAACGGGCCTTCGGCCCTTATTCGGTTCTATAAGCCATGCCGGACAGGCGTAAGTGCGTTGTCCATGTTCGGCATAGCGTGTATATACGCTAGTGCGTATCCTTTATTCCACGCGTATTACTTTAATGATGCTGTCGGCCGCCGCATCTTTATTCTATACTTAAATAATGCTTCCTTCGTTCCTAAGGAAGCGCTTTACACCTATACCACGTGCCCGTCACGTCACCTGTCCCATCATTGTCTCTCTCCGATTATTTATTTCCCTATATTTATAATTACTTGCTTGCTTCGCAAGCTTCGTATCCGATTGGTCAATTATTGTATTAACGCGTATATCTAAGATATACGGTCATACATATTCCGTATCAGTGTAATCCTTTTAATTATATATATTCTTCGCCATTGGATATATACATACAAATACATACTTATTAACCTGTGTTAATACGTATTCAGATGTTTATCGTTTCTATGGTATACAGTGCCTCCGTCCCAACATATTATTTTCCTTATCTGTCGCACGCACAAATACATATTAATACGTTGTATACAACGTATTATATATACATTCCGATACACCCTTTCGTTTATTCGTTCGAGGGTGTTTCTCTACTGCGTGCTATCCGTTCTCCCTTGGTGTATTCTACACCTTCGGTACTCATCCTCTATGTATTTCCTCCACTTCTATTCGTCGCCATATTTTCCACGGCCCTGTATATACTGCGGGGAACATCGAGCAATACCAACAATACTATTAATATTGTTACGCCTAGTATTTTATACGGCATACCTAGCATCATCGCACATTTGTGCTTCTTCCGGCTCGTTTCCTTTCGTTATCCCACCCCTCTATTTATAGAGGTGGTGTTATCGGATCCTCCCATATTAACGGTTGCCTTACCCGTTACGTAATCCGCCTTCCTTCGGAAGCCAACCGAGGTCACGTGCTTCTTTCTCTCGCACGTGATGTTCCGTTCTGAGCGCTGGGGGTAATAATAGTCCCCAGCGCT